GTATTAGGTAGTGATTTTATATACGTAAAAGGCAATGTGAATATGACTGTTGACGGTGACTACAGACAACTCGTAAAAGGTAATTATCATCTTGAAGTCGTAGGGAATAAAACAGAATTGATACGTAAATCAAGACAAACATCAGTTGCCAAATCAGAACATATTGAAATAGGTCAGGATTATGGATGTAATGTAACCGAAAAATATTTAAAAAGAATCGGCGGTGATGAAGAAAGAATTGTTGACGGACAAAGAAAAACTACAATAGGTAAAAAAGAAAAAATACAAGTTGGTGGTGAACTTACTTTAGTCGGATTAAATAAAGTAAAAATGTTTGCATCAGCACAAGGATTTGAATTATCAACAACTGGTCATTTACAACTAGCGTCGAAACAAAACATGAGCCTTGAAACGGCATTGAATTTACACACGGTTGTTGATGGTAATACTACAAATGCTGTCAATGGAAACTACACAGATAATGTTGTAGGCAATATTGATATTAATGGTGCGAGGATAGATCTAAACTAATGACTGCTGCAGTATCAAGACAAGGAGATAGTTTAACAACTGGACATTTATGTGTAGGTACAACTGTCTTGGACACACCTGGTCAAGGTACAGTATTTGCAAATAATATCTTAGTTGCTCGTAAGTCAGATCCAACTATAGCTCATCCATTTCCACCAGTTCCTGCATGTGCACCTCATGTTGCAACTGTAAATGCAGGATCTCCAACAGTCTTTGTACACGGTAAGAGGGCCACGTTTGTATCAGCTTCAGCCGATGCAGGCGCAATGACTAGTGGATCATCAAATGTATTTGTTGCAACAGCAGCTGCTGCAGTAGCAAAACACATGGGAGTAGAAGTATTTGCACCAGCAGGTTTTACCGCAACACAACTTGATGAATTTGCACAAGATGTTTATGATGGCATAGAAACAGAAGAAGCAGCATTAGGGTCTGAAGTGGCAAAATCAAATGAAATAGGTGAATATGGAGATGGCGGAATTGGATCATCAAGATTCAATAACACGAGTCCTACAAATAATGTAGCCGGACCTCAAGATGCAGGACCAAGCGAAAGTACATTTGAAGTTTGTAGTTCACCAAGCTTAAATTTTTTATCTCATACAGATCCAAGAATATCTCCATCTGTATGTTCAGCTGCAACTGCATTGGCATCTGCAGTAGGATATACACTTGATATTACAAGTGCCTTTAGGTCTCCATCATATAATTCTTCGGTAGGAGGATCTAAAAAAAGTACACATATGCAAGGTCTTGCAATTGATGTAGTTCAAACCGGTAAAACAAATGCGCAAAGGCAAGCCTTTTTAACTGCTGCGTATAATGCTGGATTTAGAGGAATAGGAATATACAACACATTTACACATATAGATTTAAGTAACCAAAGAGCATGGGGTCCAAATGGAAGTAGAACAAGTCTTCCATCATTTTCATGGGCCCAATCAACATTAGGACCATTGGGGTATGCAACGTCATGACATTAATTTGTGGAAATAACGTATCACTAGACGCACTTGACGGTGTGACAGATGAGATTGAAGCAGCACTTGCTCAAGGTAAAGCTGGTCTTGCAACTCTTGAAGCTAAGGCGGCTGAAGCACTTACAGCATTAGAATCTGTAAAAGTTCCAATACCAAGTGTAGCATTACCAAATCTACAGAATGAAATCAATTCTGTAGTTACTAGTTTAACTGCTGATCTCAATACGGCTGTAGCAAGTCTACCTGCTAAGATTGCAGAACTTCAGACTACATTTTCAGGTTTACCTTCTACAGAGCTTGATGGATATATAGATCAAATAACTACAATAGTCAATACAGCAGTAAGTTCAGGATCTCTTACAGGATTTGATCCATGTAGTTTGTTTCCAAATAAAGAAGTGGCTACAGACGGAACGATTGTTGAAAAGGCTAAAGAAGTATTAACACCAAACGTAAATGCTACTACGCCTGAAGAATCTGCTGCAACATTTCAACCAATCATTGAACATGAAAAAGAACAACCACAAAAGAAAGCATCTGAAATATCTCCTTCAGGATTAGTGTATGCGGACGTTATAGAAAAATTTGAAGAAGCAGCTGATATCATATATGCAATGAGTGATGTTTATTGGAGAGGTTTGGAAGATGCTGCAGTAAAAGCACATGATGATTATATAGCAGCAAACTCTTCACAGAGAAGTGAACTTATAAATCTTCAAAGAAACACAGGTAGAAAAGCTCTTGCTTTATACCAAAATGGAAAACTGTCTGAGTCAGTGGCGAAGTACTATGAAGGCGAACAAGAATTGTTAAGAGATTTAGAATTACTTGACTCAAGAGAAGCATTATTCTATGATATTGAACTTGAATACTTGAACTTCCTCGCAGGTCTTATAGAAAAATCTGAATGGGATCATATTATTGATAATTACGCTAAACAAGAAAATTTAGCAGATGATTATTTCAAATGGGTTCAAATTCAAAATCAATGGGATAAGTATAAACAAGAAGTTATTAACAGATCAAAGTATTTGCATCTTGACAATGGATCAGGTGCTCAATAGTGTATAAATAGAAGTATGGCAAGAACACAAACAAGAAGTGATGAGTCTTTAACATCAAGAATCAGAGCAAGAGAAAGTCTGTATACGGACTTTGACTTGTCTTTTATTGCAAATCCTAATAACGGTGATATTACTATTAAGAAAGATATTGATGCAATAAAACAAAGTGTTAAAAATCTTATTCTTACCAATAAACATGAAAGACCGTTTCAACCTCTACTAGGTTCAAGAATACAAGGTATGTTATTTGAACTTGCAAGTCCATTCATTACATTGGATATTCAAGATGAAATAAAAATGACGATTGAAAATCATGAACCAAGAGTATCTCTCGAAGATGTGGCGGTAACAGTTTTAGATAATCACTTAAGGATCATTATAAAATATAGAATACTCTCAATAGGTCAACAAGATCAAGTTGACTTCTACTTAGAAAGAATCAAATAATGGCTACAACATCTTCAAAGAATAGGCTTAATGTTACTGAACTTGATTTTGATCAAATCAGAGCTAATTTAAAAACCTACATGTTAAACCAAACAACACTAGCAGATTATGACTTTGATGGAAGCGCACTGTCTACACTACTGGATGTATTATCTTATAATACTTTTTATAATGCGTTTAATGCAAATGTTCAAGCAAATGAGCTTTACTTAGACACGGCACAAGTAAGAAATAATGTTGTCAGTCACGCAAAATCTTTAGGATATGTGCCAAGATCAAGGACAGCTGCTTCTGCAGATATTAAAGTAATTGTTAATAGTCCATCTGGAAATCCTTCATCACTGACAATGACAAGAGGAACAAACTTTAGTTCAACAATTGATGGAAAGAAATTTAACTTTGTAAATCTAACTGCACAGACAATACAACCTATTGGAGGTGTGTATACATTTTCTGCTGTGCCAATAAGTCAAGGAAAACTTAAAACATTTACATATACAGTTGATGATAGTGACACAAGGCAAAAATATGAAATACCAGACATTAATGTAGATACTTCATCTCTGGTAGTTAAAGTAAAACCAAACTCTACAAGCTCTGCCGATGCAGTTTATTCTCTTGTAACAAATATAGTTAACGTTTCAGGTTCATCTGAAGTGTACTTCTTGCAAGAAGGCTTAGATGGAAAATACGAAGTTTATTTTGGCGACAATGCGTTCGGTAAAAAGCTAACGGCTGGAAATGTAATTACACTTGAATATTTAATTACAGATGGAACAGCGTCAAATAATGCAACTTCATTTTCTCTTGACGGAAACATAGAAGGAAACACAAACGTTTCAATATCTTTAAATACAAAAGCATCAGGTGGAGCAGTAAAAGAAGATATAGAATCAATAAGATTTAATGCACCTCTTTCATATCTTGCACAAAATAGAGTTGTAACAGCAGACGATTATCAGACGGTCATTAAAAATCAATATGCAAATGCAGAAACTGTTTCGGTTTGGGGTGGAGAAGAAAATGATCCACCAGAATACGGAAAAGTTTTTGTATCAATTAAACCTAAAACCGGCACTACATTATCTGCAGCAGAAAAACAAAGTGTTATCGATACAATACTAAAACCTAAAAATATTGTGTCAATTACTCCTGAAATTATAGATCCAGTATTTCTTTACGTGCAACTTACAGTGTTTGTAAAATATGATCCTAACTTAACTTCTCTAACGTCTGGTGAGTTAACGAGTAAAGTAAGACAAGTCATATCAACATATAATGATACTAACCTTAAAAAATTTGATGGTGTATTTAGACATTCACAAATACTTGGTGAAATAGATAGTGCAGATGCATCAATATTAAACTCAACAGTGAACGTTGGAATTCAAAAAAGGTTAGTACCCACAATTGGTACCGCAAAAAAATATACATTAGACTATAATAATGGATTCTTTACAAATATTGGTGCAGCACAATCAATTATAAGTTCAACAACATTTACTTTAAATGGTCAACTGCATCAATTTCAGGACACACCTATAACAACATTTTCTGTAACTCCTGGTGCGTCAACTGGTCCGTATGCGGTGTATGGAACAGAAAATGCAAACTATGCTGGAAGTAAAGGATATTTTTATCCACTATATACAACTGCTGCAGCTGCAAACGCAGCAGATATAGTAAACGGCGGCCTTGGAAATAGCCATACACACACATTTTTAGAATTTACTGGCATAACATTTTATATGCCTTCAACATTTGCAAATCACGGAACTACATCTTATGATAGTTCACTTTACGAATTATTCCAAACCGACACTTCTTCAACGTCCAGACAACTACAAATATTTAGATTAAGCTCTACGAATCAAAAAATCATAACAGTAGAAAACGCCGGATCTGTTGATGTAGTTAACGGTATTATTACAATTACATCATTTAATCCAGAAGCTATAACGGGATCATATATAACTATAACAGCTACACCAAATTCAAACGACATTGCTCCTCAAAGACAACAGCTTATTGAAATAGATATGAATAATGTTACGGTTACACCTCAGATAGATACAGTTGCAACAGGTGGAGCAATTGCAGGTGTAGGATATACAACAACGCCTAATTATGGCGGAGGGAGCTCAAGTAGCGGTTACTAATGCGATACGATATTAACTCAGTAATACCTGAACACATCAGGCACAATGATCCAAAACTCGTAGCTTTTGCAGAGGCATATTTTAATTTTCTGGATCAAGAAGGTGGTGCAGGAAAAATATTAAATAGTCTTCCGGAATACCGTGACCTTGACAAAGTTTCAACAGCATTTATTGAATACTTACAGAGAGAACTTGCTGTATCAATACCTGAAAATGTTGTTGCTGATAAAGTAAAACTATACAAAAATGTTACAGATATTTACTTATCAAAAGGAGCTGAGCCTTCATTTGTAGCGCTCTTTAATCTTATTTTCAATGATAATATTGAATTGTACTTTCCACGAGTTGACATACTTAAACCATCAGATGGAAACTGGGATCAATCATTTCAAAAATGGATAGGCGATGATGGTAAAATATCACATCTTAAAAAGATACAGGATTCAAGATATTATCAATCATTTTCATATGTAATTAAAACAGGCCAAACAATTGAAAAGTGGAATGATACTGTAAAGAAACTTCTTCATCCAGCTGGATTTGCATTCTTTGGAGAGGTTGTTATCTTTACAAATGCATCGAGTAAAATGGGAACACCTCCGGGTAGACAGGTTGATGAAGGTGCATTTAGCATTATTATTGATGTAGTGTCAGCTGACGTACAACTACCTGCACTTTCATGTCTTATAGATATAGATTTTGTTACGGCAGCGCCTAGGCCACCTCTTGGACCGGGATTCTTACATGTTGACATGTACAAATTTTTACCTCAAAGTGAAACTTATTCAACTCCGATATCAGTTTCTCAGTCGAGAGCATTAGCAGAAACTGGGGTAAATACAGCATATAGTGTAACACCACCTAATCATCCGAGTGGTGTTATAAATGATTTTAAGAACTTTACAGTTCAACAAGCCGTTAATCAAGAAGCGATAGATTTATCTTTCGATTCTGTTATAACACTATCGTAAACTTATATAAATAACAAGAAGGAAAAGGAAATAAAATGGTAGCCATCGTCACTAAAGAAATAAGGGTGCAAAACGCGGCTAACTTCATATCAGACGTTGGCAGTAATAGTATGTATCTTTTTATTGGCCACAATCAAGCTTGGCCAAGTTCAGACACAGCTGTTGCAACACCCGTAAATAGAGTGTTAGACACACAAACTGCTCATCAGAGAATGATAGCAGCTAAAAAAATAAGTTCGGGTGATTTAGCACATGCTTCAACTCGATATAACTGGGTA